GTTCAACGGATGGGAAGGAACTAGACTTGGCCGGGCTGCAGCAAATGCTTGATCAACTACCGCTTTCAGAGCGAGTTGCATTGCTGGGGCGTTATGCGGCGAGCAACTCTGGGTCAAGCGCTGAGTCTGGACAGCCCCGGACGGATGAGAAGGAGTGATGGTTCGGTGGTCCTTTAGTCGATATAATGGTAAGTGATTTTTCAAGTTTTATCCTACCACAGGTAACTGGCTTGGAAGAAACGATTCATTTCATGAACGCTTCTTGGCAAGTTACCGGACTAAGGGACCACCTGCTACTGCTTTCTAGGAAGCTGTTTGGGCATGCTCCTGACCCCGTTTACACGTGGGCAGACTTAGAGGGCTCAATGCAGTGTTTGCCGTGCAGCGCTGCGTATGGTGGACTTAAGCATGATTGTAGTAAGCCCGACGGCGTGGAGCCAGCTGTTATTGAGGAGAGTACTGCTAGGGCAATTTTGATTAAAGTGTTGAACGGCAAGGCCGACCGGACTGAGATGAAGACATTGAAGGACGGGCTGGTGTGGATGTCTACGAGCTTGCGTGAGCGCACGCGTCTGACACCCACGGTGGCCGTGAAATGGTTGAAGGGGCGCCGCGACCTTCTGTGGTGCTTAGAGGGCTTACTTGGGGCATACTGCCTTGGTGGGGGCGCTTTTTGCACATTCACCAGCGTGGTGTGTTGCTATGGGGATAATCCTGTCCTGCGATTGCTGGTGGACGGAGGTCTCTGCGGGCAGTGCCACAAGTGCTTCCAGGCCAGCATTAAGAAGTTGAAGGTGATTGCTCGCTTTGGCACGACAGATGGGCCGTTGGCGAGGGATGAACTCTTTGAGTGGCAGTATGTTGGGCAGATCTTTGGACGCTTGTCTGGCAAGTTCCATGAGGACCTTGATGATATGCTCGATCGCACCGATTACGAGGTGTTGGTTACTGATAACGGTTTCACACCATTTAGGGACGAATTCGATGCGATGTTCGAGGAGCGGATTAAAGAAGAGGGGAAGCGCTTCGGAAGTATCGCGATAGCAGCACGGAGAGCTAAGGGGCCTAAGGTAGTTAGGAACAACGAGGGTGCGCTCTTCAGGATGCCGACTGGCTCGATTCCGGTTTCCGACGTACCACCGACCGCGCTTGTGGAGATTGGGAAAGAGGTGATGTGCAAGAAGTTGTGTTTCGCTTATATGACTCACAAAGAGTTGGCTGCACTACGTCACAAGGTGCCTAAAGTGCACTCCGGCTTAGTGTGGAAAACCGAGCTGGGGAAGGTACGAGGTCTTGCACCTGGTGACACCGGTCTACACGATGCGAGTGCTCTCCTTTCTGCATATGCTGAGGACTCTTTTCTGGCCACACTGCGGGGCTGCCCAATGATGCTGAGCGAAGCACACCGACGTAAAGGCGAGCTCAACATGCAGAGGTCTAGTGCTGCCGGCTATGTGGCGAACCGTGATTTTAAGAATTACAACGCATGTCATAAGCACTCCCGCATGCGACTGTTTTACACATCAATGATGGAGCAATTCGTGGCTGAGGGTGAGCTGGAGCTAGCAGCGGAGGCCAAGTATTGCGCAGATGCGATGCTTGATGTGGGCGTCGACTATGAGGGTGGTTTCTATCGGTGGACGTATGGGATGCAGACCGGTTGGCGTCACACAATGTTGTTCAATGTGCTCTTTAATGTGTCCAGTGCAGACACGGTCACAGCCATGATGGCACGTAGAGGTTGGGCCAAACGTCTTGATGGTTTGTACCAAGGTGATGACGGCGCGGAGGTCTGGAACACGCCTTTCGGCGGACCTATGGCCCAAGGGATCCTGGATGCGGCCGGTCAAGGGGG